TCCATGTGTAATTTGTTGTAGCACCATTAAGGCGGATACCGCCGTCAATAGCAGCCCCCGCGTTTGTATCTCGCAAAGATAACTTCAAGCAAAGGTCTGTGTATGTGCTAGGAATACTTGTGAAGTCAATAGAAGCAGCACCGCCAGCACCGACTGTAGAAGAAGCGATAAGTTCAAAGGTATTTGCCATTATGCGCTCGCAATTCCGTATAGGGTAAAGGTTGAGCCTGTGTCAAATGTGCCTACGCTAGAGCGCAACTCGATAGCGTTGATGGCAGAAGAACTACGCCATAACCCAACGCTGGCAAATGTCTCAACTGCTGTTGAATTACCTCGCGCCAAGATTGTTTTATTAGTTGTAGTGTTTGAGTAATTCTGAAAGTTAAGAATGTAGTTAGACCAACCTGAAGGTAAGCCATTCCAGTAATAGTTGATTTCTGTGATGCTGGATTCACGCCCAGAACTTGCTGCCGTGCCTGAGCCAGTAAGAATTGTGTATGAGTAGTTAGAGCCTGCATCGCTATTTACTCGCAGCTTGACTCGCGCAGAGGAAGCTGGCAATAAATTTGCTATGAGTACGAGGTCTGTGTAACTTCCGCTAATGCTTGAAAATGTAATTGTGCTGTTTGCGCTTCCCAAAGTAGTAGTCGCAATCGGGGTATAGGTTGAGCCTGCTGCCATCTGATTTACCCCTTAATTCCGTATAGTGCGAATTGACTATATTCGACGAACCCTGTGCCATAAGTCGGAATAATTGTCATGCTGCTAATTGCAGAAGTCGAACGCCAGTTAGTAGAGCCGAACCAAATCCAACCACTTCCATTTTGGTCGCGACCAACTAGGGAACGAGTTGTCTTATACGTGTTTGTATTTGCATATTCCAGAATATCCACCACGCCAGCACCGAACATGCTTGCACCAGCTGTTGTTGCAGTAATGTCACCATTTCGAGGAAGGTCTGTGCTAGCACCTGCCTCGGCATAGACCGCACTTCCTGAGCCTTCTAAAGCATGCCAAGAATAGTTTGCGCTTGTGTCGCCATTGAAGCGAATTGTGAAGAAATCATTTGCTTCACCACTTCTAGCAATTCTTCCTAAAAGGCGCAGTTGGAGATGCTTGTAAGTGCTAGGGATTGAACTGAATGAAATCGAGCTAGACCCACCTGAGCCAACTGTGACTGTGGCAATAGACTCATAGGAGTTTGTAGATGCTGGCGCACCCGCCCCTGAGAGAAGCCCTGAGATTACGTTAAGCAATCGCGCCCACCACATACCAAGTGTCTATAGCAGTCTTGATGCAGACCGCTGTCTTGTATTGAGCCAAGGTTGGAGAAGCTGCAACTGCACCCGCCGAAAGCACACTCGTAGTGCCAGAGGTGACTGCCGAAATAGTCACCGCTCCTGCGCCCTTGTTAAGAACTGTGATTGCTGTGCCTACTGGGAACGCTACTGAAGCGTTTGTAGGAATCTTGAAGGCTACTGCTGTTGCCTTGTTCATAGGGACTAGGACTTGGTACTGATCCGCTAGAACTGCGGTGTAATCCGCTGTCTGGTCTGAGCCTACTGTAAAGGCGGTTAGCGAGTTATAGATTGCCGCTGTTAGTACGTCGCCTGTGGTGACTGGAAAGGTTGCCATGTTGCTCCTAGTAGCTCAATGTAGATATGCCGATTATACCGTAAGTGCTGCTTCCAATGATGAAAGCATCGAGGATAGGCTCAAGAGTTGTGATTGAGACTGTCATCTTGTTGGGTGTTATATCCCATGCAAAGCCTTGCGCTTGCAGGGTTTTCACAATCGTTGAACCTTCTTGGGTCACGTTTGTAATCTTGAGGTTGTCGAAGTAGTCCAAGCCAATCATTGTGTCGGTTGGTACTGCTGGGTCTAGCAAGTCCACAGTCATCTCGTCAATGCGGATTGTGGTCTCTTTGCGAGTATTGACGTAATTGCCAGCAATGCCAGCAATGATGGTATCTGTCTCGGCAATGAGGTTCTCTTGAGTCAAGCCATGAGGGAAATACTTATCGATAGAAGTCTGGCTATAAACGTTCTGTGCTGTACCGCCTACGCGGTTGAACTTCACGTCGTTGATAATGAGCTTGTCATCGAAGGCGTACTTGACTGAGCGGTAAGGGATACCTGTTGTCTGATTGAACTCTGTAGGAGTAGCAGCAAGGGTTGAAGCTACCTCAAAGCGAGACTTGAATACCGCTGTGCCATCTGGACTCATGTAGAACGCGCCAAGTCCTTCTGAGAACTCTGCATTCTTGACCGCTTCTAGGGTTGTGCGGATAGTTGCAGGATCAGCAACGCAGGTTGTTACGCCTGTTGCGATGGTGCGCATAGAGGAAGGCCATTGCACGTCATCGAGGATTTTGCCGATGCGTGTGCCAGTTGTCTGGCCTGCTGGAGTGTCCGCAATAGTTCCCACGTTAGCCATTTGTAGAAGGCGAAAGCCGTCGGTGCAGAGAATATCAACGTAAGCAGTCTCTTGACCTACAGGGAAGGTATAGCGGTAATCATTGACGTAACCAGAGAATAGGAAATGTTCTGCTGTTGCTGTTGTTGCTGAGATGCGCAGCTTACGCAAAGGCACTAGATAGCCGTAGTAGGGCGATGAGGGGTTCTGTGGGTTGAAGTAACCCTGAGGGTCTAGGACTCGCACAATGGCTGTGCCAGCCTCGTAGGTGTCCTTCATGATGTTGCGACCACGACGAATTGAGATGGAGTAAACGTCAGGAGTGAGATCGACTGTAGGGATAACTACATCAGATGAGCCAAAGCGGTTCACGCCAATCACGCCGTTGTCGGGTGAACCTATGACGAACCCTGCTCCGAATGTTGCTCCAGAACTAAAGTCGAAAGAGACTGCTATCTGTGCAGGTAGCGCCATTACTCAAAGCCGCCTGTACGTCGATTGACGTAAGTCTGGTTGCCAGATGAAAGGCTTTGCTGCATAAGGTTTTTAGCGATTGTGTTGGTTAAGTCTCCATCGCCTGTAATCTTTAACTCGATTACTTGAGGACCTTGTACCGCTCCTGTAGGAGTTCCGTAAGTACCTGTTGGAGGCGGTGTAAAGCCAGTTACAGGCACGTTGGTAGTCACGTTGCTAGAGACTCCCACGCCTGATGCGGCTGCTGCCGCTGCTGTACCAACTGGAGCATTGACTGTCATGCTTGCAATCTGGCGAGCCTTTTCTGCAATCTTGTCTAGATAGGCTTCCCATGAAGCAAAAGGGTTCTTAGCTGCTGGAAGGCTTGCAAGGTCGCGAGCAATCTGCTCACCAAGTCCTTGAGCCTTTGCAAGTTCATAAGTTAAGCGACGAGCTTCATCTTCATTGCCTAGAAGCAAAGCGAACTGAAGTTCTAAACGCTTGCGATCTTCTTCAGATAACTTGCCCTTTAGCGCAGCAATAATCTGAATTTGCTCAAGGTCAAAAATTGAGCCAGCTTTCTTAAGTGCTGTTTGCTTCTTGAGTTCTGCTGTCTGCTTATTTTGAGCAGCAAGTAATTCCTTCTGGCGACGAGCGGCATCTCTAACTGCTTTATTAGCAGCTGCTTGATCCAACTTAAAGCCTGTGACTGCGTTGTTGTTTGGATCAAAAGCCTTACCGGCTGCATAAGCGCGTTTGCGAAGAATCTCTTCCCATTCCTTGATTCCAGCATCACCCTTCTTTAACCAGTTCTTAGGGTTGAACCAGAACTTAAGAAGAAAGCCGAACTTTTCAACACTAGTAATAAGGTTGGCAATTCGCTCGCCTACTTTTTCGATATAAGTAATTAGTTCAGTTGTAGTAGATGCACCACTCAAAGTCATGAGCGCATTAACCAATGACTCGCCGATGGCTTCCTGCGCTGCGCCTACTGCTGTAGTGATTGCTTCCATCTTGCCAGCGTAAGTCTCTAAATATGCCGCTGACGATCCATCGAATTGCTTATTGAGACGAACCATAATCTCTGTGAAAGACATGGTCTTGAGTTCAGCTTGGGTAAGACCGAGGTTATATTTCTTGAGTCCTCGGGTGTTGCCTACATAAGCGTTTGCTAAGTCCTGAGCAACTGTGGCAAGGTCAATACCTGAACCTCTTGAGGTTTCAATGGCTGTGTTAAGAAGTTGCTGTGCCTTAGTGACTGAGCCAGTAGTCGTAACCAATGCTTGAAATGCTGGGCGTAGAACGTCATCTGCTATTGCAGAACTGCGCTCTAAGTCGCTAATAAACTTTTCCACGTTGGCTTGCTCAAAGGCTAGACCAAGGTTCTTGATAGCAATGGTTAGCATCTGTGCGGATTTCTGATCTTCTGCAAAAGCCTTGACTGATGCTTTGCCAAAATTGTAAATCTGCTTGGCTGCAAAGACTGTAGCAATCTGCTTGCCTAATTTGCCAACGGCTTTGTCTAATCCAGTAGTCGCCTTGCTTGCTTCCTTGAAGGCTTTCTTGCCCTTAAATTCAGCAGCTACGTCAATTCTTAAATCTGCCATTAGACCTTATCCTTCATTGAATCAAACTTGTCGCGAGCCTTAAAGATTGCCTTGATTACACCATCTTGAGCTTTGCCACGATCTTCTTCATAGGCTCTAAAGATTGCACGACCTGTCATCTTCTGACCTTGACCAGATAACTTGCCGCTCAATTTAGGAGTGAAGTTTCCAGTCACGCCTGACTTACGTCCTGCGGTTTCATAGATAGCACCAGCAGCGGACTTATTAAAGATAGAAGCCAAAGCCTGAAAGCCATTGCGGTTGGGCTTGCTAGGTGATGACTTAAAAGTAATTCCTTTACGGGCAATGCCTTGATCGTAGTAACGACTAGCCCAACGACCACCAGCGTTAGGACGCTTCAGCCAACCAGAAGGTGCTTGCTCATTGCTAGGAAGAAAGCCTCGCGCTTGAGTAACTACTGGCTTGAGAAATGAAGCAATCTCTTTGCTAGTTTCCTTTGCCAATGTAGGCTCAACAATAGACAAGGCTTTACGAAGAGCGACCGCGCCTTGCAACTTTACTGGCATCGTTTCGCTCCTTCGCTATGTCCTTGAGGACTTCTACATGTGCTTTGAAAGCCATTGTAGGTAGTTCCACAATGGTGTTGAAAGGAACTCCATACTCGTAACTCAAGCGAGTCGCGAGATAGGTGAGGGAGTTCCGATCTACCCTAAAGGGTCAGACTCTAAGACCTCAACTGACTTGAGAGTCTCAAGGAACTGTTCCCCGAAAGGCTTGACTGTTTCACCCGAACGTCGAATTGCTTCCCAGCACAGCCAGTAAACGTCTGACTGCTTCTGATCTTCAATCAAGGCTTTATGAAAGCCCTTCTTGGCGTATTGCTCGAAGGAATACTCAAGAACGGGAGTTATCTCAAACTCCTGCACTTGTCCGTCAGCCCTTGTTACTTTGAGTTTTGCCATTTTTAGCCCCTGACTTTGTTGGTTATGCGGTTGTTACAGCGATTGTACCTGACACATTTAGTGTAAGGCTTTGTGTTGAAAGGTCTCCAACTGCGCCGTTAATGTCTGTTGTGTTGTTCACAAGGCATGTCATTGTATAGAGAGGGTTAGTCGCAGATGTAGCAGCAGAAGTCTGCTTAGCTGTTACTGTTACGTTAGTTCCCCATGCTGCTTGAAGTGTCTGTAAGACGTTTGATGTTGCTGTGTCGTTAAGGAAGTCAATAGTAATAGATGATGCCTCAAGACCCTTGACGAACTTGTGTCCTGAATCGCCCATTGCTGTCACTTCTAGCTCATCGAATGCACGATTGATTGTGCAAGATGTGACGTGGTTTGAGAGATCAACTGCATTGACAGTTAAAACTACTCCATTGCTCATGAATACTGCCATTTAGGTTATTCCTCGTCTTTCTTAGATGTGGGTTGTGGTGCTGACTTTGTTGCTGGTGGAAGCTGACCAATCTTGATTAGAAAGTCGGCTTGCTCCTTTGTCCAATCGTCCATCGATTAGCTCCATTCCGTTAGGGTACTGATTGCAATGTCGCAAGTCAGTAAATCTCCGGAAGCGATTGACAGCACGCTAGGCGCACTTACGCTTCCTACGTTAAATACAATGCTTGATGCTTCTAGAAGAGCAAAGACTCGAATTACATCGGCTTCAATGCCAGCAAGGTTGCCTTCATTATCGAGAAGAGGCACAATAATGCTCAGGCGAAAGTTAGCCATAGGTGCGATTGCTGTGTAGTCATTATTGGTAGGCACAATGTAAGGATCACTGGGAGTGACAATCACGCTGTTAGCAATAGGAGTAGCAGGAGGAAATGAGAATACTGAATACTTTGAATTATCCGTCAAAGCTGCTGCAATTGAGGCGCGTAGTGTAGTTATCGCTGGCATCAGCCAACCATACTTCTGGGGTCGAGATAAGGGCTTAGTAATCCTCTGACGCGAGCTACTAGCTGTGAGGACATGGCATACATATTGCCTATTGATCCGTCTGGCATCATGCCGTTGCCTGAGTTGGTCTGACGAGAAGTCCAAATAGAAACGCAGACCATAAGGCTTGCTTCTCTAACTGCTGGAATTGTTGCATAAGTATTCTGTGTAACGCCTGACACGATGCCATAAGGAACCGTTGGGTGATACTCCGTAGCTGTAGGGCTACCAGTTACAGCATAGGTTATTGAATAATTATCGACAGCAGTAATTGTCTTAGTGCCGTTAAAAGGAGCTGAATTTTTAGTTACTGTTACAGATTGCCCAACGTAATAAATATCTTTGACTGGCTCATTAAAATAAAGAGTTCCCTCTGTGGTCGTGTTGCTGTGAGCTATATTGTAATTCTCGTTTTTCCATAGAAAGGGCAACAAGGCGTCATCAGCTGCATCGCAAACTTCTTGGATTGTGGCGTCTGCATAAAGACTACCAACGCCAAGTGCTGCTTTAAGTTCTGCCACTGTGGTGATGCTCATTGTTATCCTTTCTAAAGACTCAGAGGGACTGCAAGGGCTCTGGCAGCCCCCCTGAGTGACTTAGTGTGGCTTACGCCTTGTTATTCTTAAATGCGCCTGCGCCGACCTTGGTAGCAATTGCTCCATAGCCGTAGTAGCCGATTGTTACCTGTCCTGTTGCAGTTGTTTCTGCGCGTAGACGGTAAGTTGGTGACTCGTACCATGTGTACGCATCTGGGTTAACGATGAGGATTGATCCATCTGTATCAGTACCTGAAGCTGTGTTAGGTGTGACGTAGAGGTTAAGACCTGCAACGTTACCCTGTAGGGCTGTAGGTGTGACTGCTCCGCCTGCGTTCTGTGGCTGTGAAGCTGTGTAGATTGGGCGACCTGCATCGTTAAGTGTCATGATGTTAGACCATTGTGAAGTGTTAACAATCATGTTACGAGCGAATGGATTTGATAGGCCAAGTGTTGCGTTATAGACAGAAGCTGCACCGCGAGCAACTACACCGAGAAGTTCGGCTGCTGTTGGGTAAGTAACTGTTGTGGTTGCATCAAGTGATGCACCTGAGATGATTGCTGCGTTAACTGCTGCATCTGTAGCCTTTGCATAAGCTGCGCCCATGTTGCGGACAAGCTCATCAAAGAAGGCTGGTGATGTACGATCTAGAAGTTCAACAGAAAATGTCTGTTGTCCAGCGTACTTCTTAACAGTTACTGACAAGAAATCTGATGTCATATCTGTGTCTTGAAACGCATTACCTTGTGCAGTTTCTGCAACGGCAGGCATTGCTGTGATTTTTGGAATCTCAAATGTCATACCTGCATCTGGCAATACTCCACGAGAAATTGCTTCGATTGAGGGACGAATTGTTGTGCCAAGTGGGTTGATGATTTCTGACAACTGGCGTGTTGGAACAAGTCCAGGGTTGTTTACTGTGCTGTCTGCTGCGACTAGGTACTGACGAGCTTCTTCATCACCTAGTGCTGCGCGGATGGATTGCTCTGCATACTTTGCAGCTGTTAGTTCAATGCGTGGCTTTGTGTAAGCCATTGCTGTTACAGCAGGGCGAGCAGCTTCAACTGCGGCAGCCTCAACTGTAGGTGTTGCTTCGACTGCTG